TGGAGTTGTTCGTGTTTATCGCTTGCGGCGAGCCGTTGCCGACAGCACTCCCGCCAGATTGCGCTGTATATGATACGGCCACCAGCCCGCCGCCGCTGACATCGGACGTTGCCTGCTTGCCGCCAATTTGGGTGTCGATGTTGATAACGCCGCCGCCGTCCTGGATTGCTTGCGTATAGCCCCTAAAGGGCGCAACGCGCACATCTACCAGTACCTGATTGACGTGCACCGCATTTTCCGGGATAAAAAAGCGTATCGTAGCGGGAAACTGCGGGCTGCAGTTATCATAGAAGCTGTCCGCGAACAAGCTGGTGCTCCCCTGACTGTAAACGCTTTCGACGCGCTGCCGGTCGGCCAGGTCGGCCACGCTGGAGGCGATGCTGCGTGATTCGTTGGCGATTTTTATGGTAGCCGCCTTGGGCGCGCCGGTGACGTCGGACTTGCTGATGCTGACGATGCGCGAATATACATCGGTGCCTTCCTCCGGGTCGACCACCCGGACCATATCCCCGGGCGTGCATTCAGCAAGCCGCCCGGCGTGGACGCCGGAAACCTCATAGCTCACCAGAGGGCGCTCCAGGCGCGCCAGCATGGCCCGTGCCGCGTCGTAGAGGCTTTGCGCGTCCTGATACCTGCCATCCTTCCAGATGCGCGCCACAAGGCCGTATTCGGCCATGTTGGGGCTGTCCATGTAGGGCCGGCCGCCGTTGAGGGATGTAAAGTTGAGGGCGTTCACGCCCTCGCCGTAGCCGTATGCGTAAAGCCGTGTGCATAGTTGGCTGGGGTCAACGCTTTTCGTTATGCCGATCATGTTTTTTTTGTAGCGCAGGTCGGCGGCAACTTTATCCGGGGCGCGGCGCAGGTGCAGCGTCCAGGGGAAAGCGGTGGTATCGAACTCCCAGCGGTATTCCTCCGCGAAGGGCTTCGGCACCGAAAACAGCGCGGCCAGCAGGTTTTCATCCTCCCAGCCATAGAGATACTGGTGGTCGAAATCGCAGTCCCCCAGCACCCAGCGCTGCGTTGTCTGCTGCGCAAGGATATAGGCCAGTACATCCCGTGTGAACACACCTATATTTCCGATCTCGTGCCAGCCAAGCAATACGTCGTCCATGAGGGTAGCCTGCACGTGTTCGCACTCGTAGGTGGCGGAGCTCTCGCCGGCGTGGGTGTCGGCCATCGGCATGATGCGGAATAGCCCGACATATTCGTCGCCGTCGAACATCTCGACGAGATTGAAATAGCGGCAATACCTCCGCTTCTTGTCGCCCAGCGGCAGGCTAAACCGCGCGGTCCACAGCTTTCCGTATTCCGTCGTATAGCCGATACTGTACGCGTTTTCAAGGTAGGCAAGGCGCTCACGGCTCACCGCATCTCGTATTGCGATATATTTCATCACAGCCACCTCGCGGACATAACAATGTTGACCTTTAGCACCCTGTCGCTCTCGGAGTCGCGAAAGACAAGTTGATTGTCCCCCGAAAGCAGTTGAAAGAATTTGCTGTCGTAGGTGTCCTTGGTCACATCCTCCACGCCGTTGATAAAAATCTCCACAGTGTCAGTGTCGATGATCAATTCTTGCCCCGGCGCGAGGTTGACGCCCTCCAGGGCCAGCTTTTCGCTGCCAAGCCCGGCGATAGGTAACGGCACGATCATGCCGCGCCCGCCAAGTTCCAGTTCGATCAATGGTATTCGCACGCACAGGTGGCCAGTAGACACGGCCGCGCCCATCGCGAAATCCACTGCCCCGATGGGGAGCCTCAGCATGGCCGCCGCGTCCAATTGCGCCGTCAGGTTAAAGTCCGTCTGCCCGGCCGGCACCATAGCGCTCAAAAAATCAGCAACGCATACTTCCGCGCCCGCTCCCAGTTCGGCGGCGAGCGAAGCGCGGATTATAAATTCCGATGTAAGGCTGCCCCCCATCGCCATAGCGGCGGGCAAGAGTTCCGCACGCGCGCCCGGCGCCTCGGCGGTATGCTCGAGCGCCAGCCCTACAGAGAACTCCACCGCGCCGATAGGGACGCGAACACACAGCGCCTGTGCCTCAAGGCCGCCTTGCGCATGGATATCCTGCCCGGGCAGGCACGCTCTTGCGCTCAGATATGGATCTATTTTCAGGGAGGAGGCGCCGCCCAAGACCGCATAAAGGCCGACTGCGCTGCCGGCCTGCTTGTCGAATTGCTGTTTATCGAAAAGCGCACGGTCAAACACGGCGCGCCCTCCTCCCTGTTATTTTTTCGGTTCGGATTCCCGCACTCCGTGCGGATGTTTTTTTGTAAACTTGAAAGGAAAAAACTCGTGCGCATGCTCTCGCACTGACGGAACGTCGTGCGTGTGTACCTCCGCCTCTTCCGGCTCTCTCAGGTGCACCACGCCCTCGAATTTCATGGTGATTGTTCCATCCCCGTTCATCGCGCGCTCCCTTCAGGTCACAGTAAACTTCAGTTCGCCGATGTCGACGTAGGGCGTGACGCCGGCATTCAGCAGCAGCGAGGTCGGGAGTTGCGCATAGGAGACGAGATCGCCACCCGTCGCGGCGGTCAGCACCGCAATATGCGACGCCGTGCCCGCGGCCGCCGTGAACTTCGGGAAGTTGATGGCGTTCGTGTTCGAGCTGACGGCCTGATCGCCCAAGATGGCCGGCGCGCCGAACGTGACCGGTTGCCGGGCGTAGCCGCCGCCCGAAATCTCCGTGCCGGTGTTTGCGGCGGTGGGGTTGGTGCCGTACAGCGCGAGGTAGAGCTGCGCGGGCTGCGTAACGTTCTGGTTGCGCGCCCAGAAGTTGATTGTTCCGGTCTTTGCGGTGTTGGAAAATGGCATGACTGAATCCTCCTCAAATTTTTGTCGCGAATCGCTCAATGGTCAGGTTGCGGATGGTGGTGGCGCCGGTGTTTATTATTGTGATGCGCACAGGGGTTTCCACGGTCCCCCTGACGCTGAGCACGATCGGCGTTTGGTCGGTTACCATGAAGCTCATGTCCTCCGGGGCCTCGTAGGCGAACGGCGGATTTGCCTCGAAGGTCATGGAGAACGCGCCGAATGTCAGGTGCTCCTCCAACGGCGGAGAGTCAATGAACACGCCACGGTAGCGCAAGGTGGGTTCGCTGTCGAAAACGAGTTCCCCGGGGTAGCATAGCCAGCCGGCCACGTCCCGCACGAGCTGCTTTCGGTTATACCCTGGCGGTACCCTCCACAAGAAGGACAGGCTTTCCGCGCGCGGCGCCCATGTGCCGTCCGACTGATCTACCGCACCGTGTCTGCCCGGCACCCGGATGGTGCTTCGGTTCGCCTGTGGGGCGAGAACGCCGCTACCGTTGCGGTAAACACCATAAGCACTACTGTGTGTCCCGCGATAAATAAAGCCTCCTCTCATGCCATTGCCAACCCCCGTTTCCTCCGCTCCGCCATCTCCAGGTTGTACAGTTCCCGGGCGATACGCGGAACGTCCGCGTCCTCGCGGACAATCAGCTCCTTGACAATGATATACCCGCCCGCCGCTGGATGTGCGCCGCTGCCCCCCGCTCCGCGCGAGCTCGCGTTGAGATTATAATTGGCTTCAAAGTCCAGTGGTACAGCGGACAACATCTCCTTGGATACGCGTTTCATCTGATCGTTGAATCCAATCCCCAAGCCTTCGGCAAGGAACCCACCGAGTTCCATCGTTTTGCGGGACGGAGAATGAGAGTCGAAGCCCCTCTTGAATCCGTCGATGATTCCGCTCGCAAAATCGTTTATCTTGTCCTTCAGCCACTGTCCCATAGAAGTGATTCCCTCCCACAGGCCGGAGATCAAGTCTTTGCCAACCTGTACGATTTTGCCGGGCATCTCCTTGAACCACGTCAGCAGGCTCTCCCACCACTGGCCCAGTCTTGTCCTTAGATCATCCCAGGACTGTTTAATATCCTTCCACAGGCCAGATAACCAATTTTTGAAGTCCTGCCACTTCCGCGGGATCGTTTCCGTGAAAAACTTTTTTATGCTGTCGGCAGCGTTAGTCAGAAATTCCCCGGTTTCTTTCACCGCGTTCGTGAACCAGTCCTTGACGCCCTGCCACACTCCCGCAAACCATTCCTTGATCCTTCCCGGCAGCGCCTTTGCCCACGCCACAAGCGCATCCCACGCTTCAGGGATCGTAACGGTAAAAAACTCCTTGATTGATGTCACAGCACCCGTGATAAACTGTATAAGGTTGTCCTTCATACCGATGAACCATTCGACAATGTTATCCTTCAGCCTCGTAAACCAGTCCGCGATCTTGCCGGGCAGAGCTCTTACCCATTCAACAAGCGCATCCCAAGCCTCCGGAATGGTTTTAGTAAAAAACTCAACTATCGTATCCTTCGCGTCCACAAAGAACCGAGCAATGCGCCCGGCAATTTCGCCGATCAACTCGCCAAGCTTTGCGGGCAGCTCATTAAGCCATTCCCCCGCGGCCTTTGCGGCATCGGAAAGCTTTTGCGGCAATTCGGAAAACCAAGTGGATATGCCGTTCCAGGTGTCGGACAGCCAGGTTGACATCTTTTTACCCAAGCCTTGAATCCACTCGGTTTGTTTCACGCTCAGGTCAGTAAACCAGGATGTAAGCTCAGCCCAATCCTCCGCGCGCTCCCGCGCCTTACGAGTTTTTTCTTCCGCGCGCAACCTTTGGGACTCTTCCTTGGCTGCATTATGGGCCGCTTTTTGCGCGGCCTTGGCTTGCTTTTTCGCCTCTTGCTCCGCCTCGTCTCCCTTAAAAAACGATGTCAGCAGATTTCCAAGGCCCTTTATAAGGCCCACCGCCGCATCCCAAATCCCCTTAAGAATTTCAGGCAATGCTTTCACTACTTCGGCGATAATCAGCGGAGCGCTTTTCGTCAACTCGACAACAAGAGACAGGACGCCCTCGATCAGAGCCGGGATCAGAGTCGGCAGCGCGTCGACAATTCCAAGCACTATTTTCGGTAGGGCCTCCACGATAGCCTTGATAATATCTGGTAGGGCCTTGACCAAGGAGGTCAACAGTTGAATCCCCGCATCAATGATCAAGGGAATTGCACTAATATAATAATCTATAATGGCTTGGATGATTTTTGGCAGTTCCTTGATCAGTTCTGGAAGGGCGTCGAGAAGCCCTTGGGCAAGCCCAAGGATGACCTTCAGCGCTGCGTCTAACAGCATTGGCAGATTATCCAGCAGTCCGTGCACGATAGTGATAACAGCCTCCACGGCAGCGGGGATTAATTCAGGCAGCGCGTCGCCGATACCTTGCACCAGGGCGCTGACGATTTGCACGGCAGCCTTGACGAACTCGGGCAGGGCTTTGATAATCCCTTGGACAAGCTGCATCAGCCCTGTAACCAGAACAGGAAGTATGGTATCCAGCATTCCCGGCAGCATCCCCGCAATGGATCCGATCAGGTCTGACACGACAGGGATTACTTTTTCGAGCAGCTTCGGTATTAACGCAACTATGGCTTGCAGCAGATCAACCACGATTGGGATCGCGCGGTCCAGTATGGGGCCAACGCTTTCAATGACGCCTTTGATAGATTTTTGGACGGCGCCAACAATCCCGGCGATTTTCTCTTGGATTTCCTCAGCAGTCAGACCGGTTCCGCTTTTGACAAAATCAAATAGTTCCGTAATGCCATGAACGGCGGGCTTAAGGTCGTCCGTAAACGTCCCAATAATTTTTGCCCCCAGCCGCGACATGGAGGCATGCATGTTATCAACAGAGCCTTGCCACGTCTCGCCCATCTTCTTGGCCGCACCGCCCATACCCGCCTCAATGGCGGCTTGAAATTCAGCCATGCCGATGGAGCCCGTTTTTACCAATTTCTGAATCTCGTCAATGGATTGCCCCGTCGTATCGGCCAGCAACTGCATAATGGGGATTCCGGCTTGCGAGAGCTGATTGATCTCTTTCCCGCTAATCTTTCCCGCTGTGGCAACCTTATTGAAAATAGCCCCCATTTCGTCTATACTCTTGCCCGAAATGGCGGAGGCGTCCGCTACGAGGGACAATGTTTTTTCCAGTTCCTTGCCTTCAGGCACTCCGGCAGCCAATGCCCCGGCAGCGACACCAGCCATTGCATCCAAGCTAAAGGCCGTACCCTTGACGGCGTTTGTCACATCCTCTTCGAGTATCCGGGCAACGCCTTTCGCGTCATGGCCCAACCCCTGCAATTTGAAAGATGCTTGCTCCAGGTTCATTACCCGGTCAAAGCCGCCCTTGATAATGTTATTGCCGACAAAATCGACAACAGCGCTCGTCACGGCCTTGACCCCGTCTATGATGCCTTTCAATCCCGCCTTAATAGCGTCCGCTGCGAGGCTGGCCTTGAGGACGTCGCCAAAAATAGATGTTTTTTTGCCCGCGCCGTCCATTTCGTCGCCGAGCTTCTTTGTGTCATCGCCCATGCCCTTAACAGATTTCCCGGTTTCGTCGAGCTGCTTGCCGGTTCCGCTAAGCCGGGCTTCCAGTTTCTCCCGCAGGGTGTCAGCCATGGCCTTGACGGTATTCTCTCCATGAATCGTGTCGCTGGCAAACTGTTTGATGCTTTCACCCATGGACCTCGCGCCTTCGACGACGCGCGTACCGGTTTCTGCTATGTTTGCCTTAACGTCCACCAGGGATTTTGCCACATTCTCTTTCAAAAGACCGCTGAGGTCGGAAAAGCTGGCGTGCGCGCGCTTGTTCTCGCCATCCAGGTCACCGGTTGCCTTGCCGACGCCCTGCTGCTCCTTGATCAGGTCCGTTAGTTTCTGTTTCAGGGCCTGGGCCTCGTCGGAGTTTTTGCCCATTGAGGCGCACACCTTGGCGTATTCCTGTGCTGTCGCGCCGATATCGCCGCCCAGACGCTTATATTTTTCAGCGCTGGTTTCGGTGGTTTTTCCAGCGCTGATCATTTCCGAAGCTACTTTATCAATTTCTTTTCCCGTTTTGATCATCTCGGCCTTGGCGTTGTTCATGGCCGTTTCCATCTTCTGATACGCTGGGCTGGTGGGGTCGATCCCAACCTCGCGCATCCTCGCGAGTTGTTTTTCCGCCTCTTGGACGGCTTTGCTCTGTTCGACGTATTTTCCCTTTAAAACGTCCTGCTTTGCCGTCAGTCCGCCGATGCTTTTTTCGTTGCCCGCAAACTCGGCGGCGACTACCTTCATTTCACTGGCAAGCAGGCGAAGATTAGAGTTGATCTGCGCGCAGGCTTCCTTATATTCCCGCTCGCCCTCAACCTTTATTTTTGTACTAACCTCTGCCTGCTTACCCACGGTTATAGCCCTCTCAAAGCAAAATCAATGTCGTCCATGTCGTCCGGCTTTTCCGGCTTGAATTGGTCCGGGTGGAAACGCTTGTGCACCTTAAATAGCCGCAATAGCTTGTACGGCGTCATGCGCCACACTTCGCGCTCTGGCCAACCAAGCAGCGTCACCCCGATGTACAGTAATTGGGCAAGGTCGATTTGCTCTTGCCCGTCCGTCAGTTTTTTTCGCCGTCTCCGTTTTCGTCGTCGCTCTTGTCCGCTTTGGGCGGCTCTGTGGTCCCGCTGGTGCCCAGCAAAAACGCTTTAAAAAGCGCACTCTCGGCGTCCATAAGGTCGCCAGTGGGAATCATGCGCCCCACCTGCCGCTCCGTAAGTTCCGGCTCGCCGTCCTCCTGGCCCTCGTTGAGCATCAGAGTCAGCAGCCAGCGCAGGGTTTTCGTCGAGCTCTTAGGGTCGCTCAGGACTTCCTCCAGCCTCGAGATGTCCCCAAATCTCTCCTGAAAGTCGTCCAGGACGTTCAGCGAAAACAGCAGGTGGCGGGTTTTCCCGCCCAGTTCGATGGGAAGGCGCCCATCTTTGATTGCGCTCATTCGCCGTCGTCCTCCTCCTCGGCCTCGACCGGCACGTACACCTCGTCGAACCAGGCGGCCGCGATGGGGTCGTCCTCGACAGCGGTGTAGTCGGACTTCCAATCGCCGTTGTCCAGGGGCATAAACTTGCCCGTGATCTCCGGCGTCTGGTAGTTGATGCCCTCGCCCCTGGTCTCAAGGTTTTCGGCGGGCGGCGAAAATTTCACCTTCAAAAACCAGAGGTAGCGGTACAGCCCCTTGACCTTGTTTTTTCGCGCCCGCATGCCGACCGCCAGGAGTGGCGGCTTG